TTATTCTTTTAATAAAGAAGACTGTGCTGCTGATAAATGGGATTACGGCCTTTTAAAAGAAATATTTGATAATCACAACATAGAACAAATTAAAGTTAACTCTTTACCCATAACAGATAGAGCATTTGTTGTAATTCCTGGACCACAAAATAGAGGACATGAAAAACATATATCAAAACAATTACAAAATATATCTAGATTAGTTTTATTTATAACAGGGGATGAAGAAGGAGTCTTTGATATAGATAGAATAGATCATCCTAATGCAGAGATTTGGATTCAATACCCTCACAAAAAACATGAAAAATATAATAAGTTTCCTGTTGGTGTACCGCAACATTTAAAAAATAATTTGCCTAATTATAAAACTAAAACATATGACGTATTTTTTGCTGGGCAGATCACACACCAAAGAAGAGAACAATTAGCAGGGGCAATAGCATTGGTCAACAATGCCCTTTATAAGCCGACAGATGGCTTTGCCAGAGGAGATAAGCCAATTTACTACTATGACAACCTAGCCAGTTCAAGAATTGCTGCCTGCCCTGCAGGGGCTGTAGTTATTGACTCATTTAGATTGTTTGAAGCAATAGAGATGATGTCCTTGCCAATAGCAGACCTTAGAGATTCAAGTGGTTTAGAGGATGATTTTTATCAACGTGTTTTTAATGAAGTGGTTCCATTTTATAAAATAGAAAATTGGAACGACTTGCCTGTTATTGTTTCAGGTCTATTGGAAGGCTATCCAAACAATATGCATACTGTGGTATGCTGGTGGATTAAATATAAAAGAGATTTTGGAATTAAATTAATGAGGCAAATCAATGCACAAAAATGATGTAACAATAATTTTAGCAACATCTATAATTCCAGACCATCCAAATACAGAAATGATTGAAGAAACAATAAATAGTATTAGGGTACATTTTCCAGATAATGAAATCATTATGCAAATTGATGGGTTGAGAAAAGAACAGTTGCATAGAAAAAATGATTACGATGAATATAAAAATCGTATACTTTGGAAATGCTTGCATGAATATAAAAATATTTTACCAATTATTTTTGATCAACACAGCCATCAAACAACAATGATGAGAGAAACAATAAGTGAAATACAAACATCTTTGCTTTTATACGTTGAAGGAGATACTCCACTAACTCCAGATATAGAGATTGATTGGCAAAAATGCTTGGATATGATTGAGTATGAAAAAGCAAATACGATAAGATTTCATTTTGAAGCATCTATTCCAGAACCACACAAACATTTAATGTTTGAGTTAGAAGATGGGTTTCTACAAACTGCTCAATGGAGTCAAAGGCCACATTTAAGTAGGGTTTCATATTATAAAAATGTAATCTTGCCACCACTTGATGAATGTGCTTTTATTGAAGATAGGACTCATGGAATAATTCAGGATGACATTTTGCCTTATGATAGTTTTAGTGAAGAAGGATGGGAAAAACACAAACTTTGGATATATCATCCAGAAGGAAACATTAAAAGATCATACCATTTAGATGGTCGTAAAGGAACACGTAAATATACAAGCGATGATGAGATTAGGGGATACAAAGAATGACACTTGGAATTATTGCTAGATCTGATAATACTGGACTAGGAAATCAAACACGGGAATTAGTTGAAATGCTTAATCCCGAAAAAATATTGTTGATTGACTCACAACACTTTAATGGTAATGAACAACATCCAGAATGGTATAAAGATTATAATGTAATAACTACGACAAGAGGATTTCCAACAAAGCCAGAAGTAATAGAATTTTTAAGAGGTATAGATGTAGTCCTAAGTTGTGAAACTTTTTATAGACAAGATTTTTTACATTATGCTAAACGAAGAGGTATTAAAACAATATTACAATATAATTTTGAATTCTTACTTAATATGTCTGTTCCAGAAGCAGAACTTCCAGATGTCTTACTTGCCCCAAGTTTATGGAATATAGGTCAAATTGAAAAAATGGTTGATGGCAGATGTAAAGTAATTCACCTTCCACCTCCGACTGATTCAACCTTGTTTGAAAATGTTAGACAAAACAATATGTCAAAAGATCACAATAGATTGTTGCACGTTGGTGGAAAGTTTGCAGCAAAGGATAGAAATGGAACTGAAACTGTTTTACAAATGCTTAAATATTCAAAAGCAAATTATGAATTAGTAATTACAACACAAAAGTTTCCAGAACTAAATCTAAAAGATTCAAGAGTTACAGTTGATAATAGTAACCCAGAAAATAGGGAAGAACTTTATAATGGGTTTGATGCTATGCTTTTGCCAAGAAGGTATGCTGGCCTATGTCTTCCAATGAACGAAGCATTGATTAGTGGACTTCCAGTATTTATGACGGACATATCTCCAAATAATTTGTTGCTTCCTAAAGAATGGTTAGTAAAGTCTGAACACATTAATAGTTTTCAAGCAAAATCTTTAGTAGATGTTTATGATGGAAATCCAGAACATCTAGCAAGTATTGTTGATGAGTATATGGATAACAAAGATAAGCGTGAAATGAAAGATTCTGCATTACAAATAGGACTAAATCATTTTGCTAAAAATAATCTAAAGGATAAGTATTTAGATCTTATTGCTCATATGTAGATTTTTCTGAAAAGTTTGTAGTTAAATAATCTAACAAAAACATAAAAGAACTATCTGCGCTAGACAAGTAAGGAATTTGTTCTTGGTCCTGATTATATGATAGTGCAACTAACCCACCACTTTTGTGAACCTTGACATCTTTTACTGTTTCTCCGCCAATGTTAAATGTATTTCCATACTTTGATCTCCAAAGTGTTGAATAATTTTCTTCAAGAATAGTTATTAGTTTGCTTTTTTTCATTGGCATTGGCACGTGAATTTCATAACTAATAGGGTTTGGTATATCTCTTCTTTGTAGATAAGCGTATGTTTTTCCAAGTCTATTTAAATAAGTAGATCTTAATCCAAGATTATGATATTGATTTATTTGATCTTCAAGTAATCCATTGTTGTATATTTTTACTTCATTTATTTTATTTGTAATATAAAAGTCATCATTCATTAATATAAAATCTTCAGGTATTTCTTCAGAGGCACACGCAGCCCTAAGATTATTAAGTGCATTTTGATATTTATGTTGATCTTGTAATACTGAAATATAATTGCCAACATACCAGTCTGGTTTTCCACCAACTACCCAAATTTTCGGATCATTAGTATTTTTTACAACAGATCTAATTGAGTATCTAAGTTCTTCGTTTTCACCATCTTTACATATGTATACAAAATTCATAAATTCCCTTTATATAAAAAAATAGGGACAGAAATATCCATCCCTATTTATTAAGTATAATTACTTTACAGCCTTTTTAGCAACTTTCTTTTTTGCTGCTTTTTTAACTGGCTTGATATTCTTAAGCGCAACCTCTACATCTTTTGCAACTGCATCAAACTTTCCAAAAGATTTATCCTTTGGATTTGCTGCACGAAGTGCGACTGGAACTAAGGCTGCTACAAGTGCTGCCCACATATCTTTAGGATCTGTAATTCCAGCGGTATACAAAGCAATTACTGCTGCAAGAACTGAGCGACCATAACTTGAAAGCATTGCTTTTAGTTGTTCTTTATTCATTTAATCACCTCTTTCATATACCATTATAGCGTATATTGCTATAAATCTTTTTATTTTTGCTCAACTATAGGCTTGAGTTTTTCTAAAATAAACTTTAATTTTGCATCTGAGTATAAGTCTGCCAACTTTGGCTGTTCAATTTGTTGCTCACAATATAAGATAATATCATTAACAATAGCCATTGTTTCCTCAATATAATTAAAAGCCACGTCTCTAGAATCTGATAGAAACTTAATAAAGTTTTCTTGAGTTTCATCTGTTTCATTTTTAACTAAATCTAATTGATCTTTTAAAGTTTCAGAAAAAGCCTTTAATATTCTTTGATCAAGAACAAATTGTTTTAATAATGTTTTTAATGTATACACTTTATAGGACAAGGAAACAATAACGCACATGCTTAAAAATAATCCAGTAAACGTAATCAAATTAAAGAACTGCATCTAATAACTCATTTCTTTGTGCGTGTGTTGGCCAATAGTAATTGCATTTATCACAACATGGTTTATTATATGGACTACTAACTGCATACTGATAGTCAATATAAAAAATAGGATCTTTTTTGTATAGATTGGCCTTATGTGTTGTTGTAATACGCATTACTTTATTGTCATTAAGCCAGAACATTGGTGGGGTCTTTCCCCATCTACCCGAACATTTTTCTTTAAGATCATTAAGGTTGTTCTCATTGTTTATTGTTTTGATACCGCGAACCTTAGCCTCTTCTATCATGTGCTGTATATAAGACCACAGACCAGCCTCATAGCCCTTCCACATAAGCACTGCAGGGTGATTACGCCATGCCCCAGACGGTGACTCTCCTGACAACACCTTGAGTATTTGATACCCTTCAAGGATTTGTTTATTAAGTCTTTTATTGTCTAAGGATTTTGCGGTATATGAAATATTACTAGATGGAAGAAATGTTTGCATTAAACAACCTTAAGGGTATTGCAACGAGTACAGCCAACATATGTATTGCCAGTAAATGGACATGCTCCAGCATCTACAAGAACATGACCTTTAAATTTGCATACAATTTTTTTGATAATCATAATCCTAATTCTTTTCTTTTTTGTGTAGCAGAGATTGCTTCTATATCTTTATCTAAACCAACCTGCTCAATCTTATATCCAACATCACGTCCATACACTATGTTTGTTATGTTGGGCATTTTGATTACAAATGGAAAGTTTAAACTGGCATCTTTCCTAATATATCCATTAACTTCTTCATAAGAGAGCGGATCTTTTTCGCTAGTCCCTTGAGTATCCCTAACACCAAGCACCACCTGTTCTGTTCTTTTCTTTGCTTCAAAGTATAATGCATGATGACCCTCATGCCAAGGCTGGTAACG